TGTTTAACCCGACAGAACTGGACGTAGCGTTCCAGCATTTAATGAGTGAGCAAGCTATGCTTAGATTCCTGTATGATTTAAACAAGAAGTATGATCGTGCATGGGAAGACTTGAAGGTAATAGGAGTAGCCAATGGATCACCACAAGCGGTATTTACACCAAAGCAGTTCATAGACGAGTTTGATCCTTTAGGTGAAGCAAATGGCGGTATGCATAAGTCAGATCCGAGTGAAGCAGAAGGATAATTCATTCGCGGATGTCCCATGTGGGCGCTGTGGATTCTGCTTGTCAAACAGGCGAAAAGAGTGGTCGTTTCGTTTACAAAAAGAGATGAGATATCATGAATCTGCGTCGTTTATTACTCTTACTTATTCTGATTCTAACATTCGATATTTGGATGACATCAATAGCGATACTGGTGAATGTATTACTTACCCTGTGCTTGTAAAGAAGGATTTGCAAGATTACATAAAAAGAGTGCGCTATTACCAAAAGTTGGTGACCGATTCGAAGATTAAATACTATGCAGTCGGAGAGTACGGTAGTAAAACCAAAAGGCCACATTATCACGCGATTATGTTTGGAGTACATAGGAAAGTCAAGCTTGATAAGATATGGGACTACGGCCATACAGACGTAGGCTCATGTACATTAGACTCGATAGACTATGTGACAAAGTATGTCGTAAACAAGAAGGATTACAAACACTTCTTAGTACCTCCATTCTCGTGCATTTCAAACGGTATAGGATTACAGCATTTGGAGGATAATTGGGACCTATACCAAACACAACGGATAGTTAGAGGCGGAAGAGGATATAACCAAAAGCTGCCTCGATATTATCAAAACAAGATTGGCAAACCCAAAAAAGGTGCCAGTGTAGTAACAGCGAAAAGGTTCTCTGAGTTCGAGGAAAGTAGACAGCAAGAAATTGCAAGGCTCCAAAAACTAGGGCATGCAGAACCTTCGCTTTATATGGAAGAGAGAGATATAGTGAACTCGAATCGTATTGTTAAGTCGTCGAAAGACAATACAACAATTTAAACGAGGAAAACATGTTTGAATCAATTAGGGGAAATCGACCAAAGTATAACAAGTTCGATTTATCACACGACGTAAAGTTGTCGTTCAATATGGGAGATCTTATACCGATATTGACGAAAGAGGTAGTACCCGGAGACAGGTTTAGAGTACAATCAGAAGTAATGCTAAGATTTGCGCCAATGCTTGCGCCAATTATGCATAGAGTCAACGTATGGACTCATTTTTTCTTCGTACCAAATAGGTTAATATGGGACGAATGGGAAGACTTTATAACAGGAGGTAAAGACGGAACGTCGATGCCTGTTCATCCTTATTATACGTCAGGCCAGATACAAGTGGCAGGATATGGAGAAAATGGTCAATTACCCGATTATATGGGACTGCCAGAGCTGACGAATGCTTTGGCGAGCATAAACATCAGCGCTCTACCCTTCAGAGCTTACAGCTTGATATGGAACGAGTGGTATCGAGACCAGAATTTGCAGGATGAAATACCTCTCAACTTGAACAGTGGACAAGACAATATTTTAAGCCAGTTGGAGATACAAAAGCGATGCTGGGAAAAGGACTATCTTACTAGTTGTTTGCCTTGGCCACAACGAGGTGACGCAGTATCAGTACCAGGATCCGTGAACTACTCGACGTTTAGTACTGTGTATGATGGTGCAACGGATGCCAACTATGGAGACACACGAATTGCGTCAACACTTAATCCTACAGCAGCCGGCGCAATATGGGGCGCTAATGCGCCATCTACATCGCCGGACCCTTATGTCCGAATAGAGAACGTGGAAGATTTGGAAGTGGACATTAATGATCTGCGACGATCTAATGCATTGCAGAAGTTTCTAGAGCTGATGGCACGTGGAGGATCACGTTATGTTGAGCAGATAAAGTCTATGTTTGGCGTAAATTCTAGTGATGCAAGGATACAACGACCGGAGTTTCTCGGAGGTGGAAGGCAAAATGTTATGATCAGTGAAGTTCTTCAGACTGGTGAGACAGCAACGACGCCTCAAGGCAACATGTCAGGACATGGAGTGGCAGTAGGAGCGACTAATCGATTTAGCAGAAGGTTTGAAGAACATGGTTTCGTTTTAGGAATAATGTCAGTGTTGCCCAAGACAGCATACCAGCAGGGAGTAAATCGAATGTTCTCGCGACAGGATAAGTTTGATTACTACTGGCCAACATTTGCGCATTTAGGTGAGCAAGAAGTGCTTAATAAAGAAGTAAGGTATTCAGGTGAGGTATCTGACGACCCAGATAGCGTATTTGGTTATCAGTCTCGATATGCAGAGTATAAGCACTGTGCTTCAAGCGTACATGGTGATTTCCGTGGGAACCTGGATTATTGGCATATGGGACGCAAGTTGCCATCTGGAGTAATGTTGAACGAGACATTTGTGGCGGCAGACCCGACGCATCGGATATTTGCCAATACAACACCGGAAGATCACAAGCTATGGGCCCAGGTCATCCACAAGTTTGATGCGTTACGGCCAATGCCATACTATTCAGACCCAAGACTTTAAAAAGTAAGGTTTGGGAGCTCGCCAGGTGGAGACGCCTGGCCAACACATTCTTCGATTCCAGGCCATATAGACATGTGGTCGAAAACGAACACTTTAAAAATTAAGGTAAAATGGCAAAAACAAAAGCTCAGCAGGTATTCCCTGATCCGAAATATGCAAGTATAGCGACGTATAATCCGCATGACAATGTGCGATTTGAATACAACTCAGGTAAGAAGATCACCGTAGAAGGTGAATCGTATACAATTCAAGAGTTATGGGCGCGTCATGCAAACAAGCATGATCCCGCCCTAGAACGGTCTACATTCTTCGCAGACACGGAAGATTTCGACAGTATTGATTTGTCGAAGTTGGGGAATATGGATTTACATGACAGACAAGTTCTGTATGAAGAAGTAACAGAAAAGGCTAGGAAGGCCCTTGAAAAGATCGCAGAGCACAAGAAGGCTTTAGAGGAAGTGGAGACCCAGGAAAGTGACGAGCGCAGCGTAGAAACGCAACAGGAGCTTCACAAGCCTCATAAGCCAGAAGGTGCCAAAGATCAGCACCAGGAGACAACTTGATAATACTGGTGCTAAGTGACAGGAATGAAATAAACTGTCTAACGTAAATCATAATCCCCTCACCCTATCCGTAAAAGAAAATCGAGAGATTTTCGTCACATGCGCGAAGCGATGTAGGCCGTAGGAGTGGGGGGATACAATGTTAATGAGGTAAAGCATATGTCTTTATGGCCGATGATAATGCAAGGAGGACTCAACATGGGTATCTCCGCGCTGAACAACGTGTTCAATAGACGAGCTCAAAGGCGAGCGTTTGCAGAGAATCGCCGTCAGGCTGAGGTTGCCTATGGTCGAGATGTTGATATGTGGAACAGGCAAAGTACATGGAATCGTGAAATGTGGGATCTCCAGAATGAGTATAATATGCCAGCTAATCAAATGGACAGACTCCGCAAAGCCGGATTAAATCCGAATTTGATGTATGGTAATGGCGCTGCCGGCGGCCAAGCTGCTCAGATCCAACAGGCTACAATGCCAAAGTATCAGTCTGCTCGAGCAAACTATAGCTATGTGCCCGCCCAGGTGCCGCAAATTCTGGGAATGTATCAGGACTTCAAGCTAAAAAATGCTCAAATGGATCTACTGAAGGAACAGGCTATTACCGCAAGGGAAAAAGGTCTCACGGAGATGGCGCTTCGTTCCGGTCGTGAGTTAGGTCTTCGCCATAGTAATGCTATCAAGTATGAATCAGCGAGATATGCTCAGGCGTTTAATCAGCTTGAACTGGATACAGGACAGCAACGATTGAAGAATTTAGGATTAACGCACAAGCTCATGAGTGCCGACCTTCCGTACCGACAAGCCCGCGGAAACTTAAAAGGCATGGAATATGATTGGTTGAGAGACCGAGGTGTACGCCCGCAGGATGCGCTCTGGATGAGGTTACTTTACAATGCCGGTGGAAAATTAGTAGATTCAGGTCTACTAAAAACCTTACTGGACACCCTACGCGGGAACTTTAATCCATTTAAGGACGGTAAGTTTAACTTTAGCAATTAATCAACAAGAGGTTGTTATGGCACGAAGATACAGGCGGAGGGGAACACCCCGCCGCCGCTCCTTCAAAAGCTATCGTGGACGAGGTCGTAGCCGTCGTCGTAAGCGAAGAGGGAAGTTTAGCATAAGCCGCACGTCACGAGGCGGCATCCGGCTGTAGAACGCCGATCGGATACCTCTTCCCCCGTTGGGGGGAGAGTTTTTTTATTATTAAATTAAGAGGTTGCTATGTGGCAATTTTATGTAGTACTGCTTCAACTGTCGTTGTTTAACCCGACAGAACTGGACGTAGCGTTCCAGCATTTAATGAGTGAGCAAGCTATGCTTAGATTCCTGTATGATTTAAACAAGAAGTATGATCGTG